GCACAAAGGACTAGACAAATGGTTCAAACAAGATTGGGTTGATATAGGTTCTAAGAAAAAAGGCGGTGGCCATAAAAAATGTGGTCGATCAAAACAAAAAAAAGACGCCAAAAGAAAATATCCAAAATGTGTGCCTGCAGCGAAAGCTGCTCGAATGACAGACAGTCAAAAACGTTCTGCTGTCTCTCGCAAAAGAGCAAAAGCACAGGGAGTTGGTGGTAAACCAACCAACGTAAAAACTTTCACTAGAAAAAAAGCAGCTGACGGTGGATACATAGGCAGTTTTATTGATTTAAATTTACCTTTAGGCAAAGGCGAGTACAAAAGAGTGGGCAACCCATCTCTTAAAAAATATTATAAAACACTTGGCATTATTTAATGGTAATCAACAGATCTCAGATGAGAAAACAAGTTTCTACTGGGAGAAAAAAAAGAAAAGATCCAAAAGTAGGCACAGGTAAAAAACCAAAAGGATCAGGCCGTAGACTTTATACAGATGAAAATCCAAAAGACACAGTTGGTATAAAGTTTGCAAC